TCATCTGTGTGTATTAAGTCATACTGAAGAAAGGTTTCCTGCAACTCATCTAAAGTTCCATCGACTGATATTATATTATCTTGAACTTGAGTAAATTGATATTCATCAAATTCTAGAACTTCTTTTATTTCTTGTCCAACTATATTGTCAAATGACACCAAAGACGTATATTCGTCTACGTCTATTATGGACAATTGCCCCGTAAAATCTATTTTATATGGGTTGTAAAATAGCATTAGATTCCTCTATAGGAGTATTTATACATTTTATCCCCTCTAGATACCATTCTGGGGCAGAAGAACCGTGGCTCCACTTTGCAAATCTAGATTTTTCATTAATATAGTAACTTCTGTACGCCTGTACAGCATCTGATTGCTTGTATTTGTCTGGCATGGCTTGGGCAAATGGAGTAATCATATCTGCACGATTAATATTCAAAGGAACATGGCACAAAATATCATTGATTAAGGTATCCATTGAATGGATTTTATTATATCGTTTTGTATATTCCATGCACAGTCCTGCAGCATGAGCTCTTAACCATTTGTAGTTTACATCATTTTCCATAGTCCATTTTGTGCATGGATGGTTTACCATAGTCGGTTTGCAAAGTATATTCTCTAAATATAGATCTTTCATATGCCAGTATGAAAGCTTTCTATTGTTTTTCGAATATCTCACGCAAGAAGTTCCATCTAAAACCCTATGTGCTGTGGAAAGCATTTGGGCACTTTCGACAATCATTTTGACTACATGCTTGTCGCAAAGTTGCTTGGCGGACTCATATGCAGATTCGTGAACCACAAAAATATTCATTGATTTATGCTTTCTAGATAAAGATCGTGAACAATCTTCTTCAGTTTGTCTTTGTTTGGAACTTCGGTTAGTAAGTCAATTTCATCATTGATGATTGTAATCGTATCTTTGGTTGTGTCTACTGCATTTTCTCTTTCAGATTCAGGTACGCTTGTTTCTTCCATGATGGTTACTGATGATGTTGGCAATGCGTAAAGGTTGTCTAGAAACTTCTCAAACATAGATGGTTTTGTTTTATTGTCAACGAATAATTTTACAAATCCATCTTTGTACTTGCTGAAATCCATATTATTCATATCTTTGTTTCTATCATCATAACGAATAGTATGAAATATTCTATATGGATTTTCCACAAATTCCAACTCTCTTGTAGAGCAGTCAAGGACATGAAATCCCTTTTTCTCGTTAGTTTCCGCTATTGTCATCTGATATGGAGTTCCGAGATATCTAATGTTTTGATCCTCATGGCGACAGTGAAAATGACCAGAAAGAACCATATCATATCTCTTGAAGAGGGAAGAGTCAATACCCTCTTCAGACTTTACTCCTCTTAGAACCTGATATCCTTTAAGTTCTAGATGCCCCATTAAGATTTCTGCTTTAGCTTTTTTAACAAATTTTAGACATTCTTCTTCGTTCGACTTACTAATCCAAGGGAGAAAAGCCAAATCAAGATCACAAATAGAAACAACTTCAGGTTTGTCATAAATTATAACCTTATCCTTGTCGAACAGTTCTCTCACAGAATTCAACTCATTCGTGTTTCTGTAATAAGTATCATGGTTGCCAATTATGCAATGAAGGCGGTACTTGCCTTCGTTGAATGGACCAAAAAACCTTTTCTTTACCTGGGAAAGAATGTAGAAATTGACAAACTTTCTTCTATCCAGAAGATCTCCAAGATGGATTACTTCTGTTATTCCATTTTCATTAAGATATGGAAAGAAAATATTCTCAAAGAAATTAAGAAAATGATCCACAAACAGCGGTGAATCATTTCTTATTCCAAAATGAGTGTCTGTGATGAGTGCTATCTTCATCAATCCTCCATAATATCTTCAAGTTTCTTCTTCCTAGAAGATTTCTTTCTCTTCTTCGGAGCAAGCTTCTTGTCCATTTCCTCTAAATGCTCTGCCTCGTCCTCAGAGAAGCCCATAGACTTTAGAATCTCAGTGAATTCTCCTTTGGTATCTAGAGACTTTAGATACTTGTACTTGATGTAATTTTGCTTCTTTTCCTTTGCAATCTTACGAAGGAAAGCGTAATATATAATCTGCGTGAAATACGAAAATGGGTTGTTTGACTTGTCTGGATCAAAATTTGAACAATACATCAGACAGTTCTCAATACCATCTCCAATCATGTCTTCTTTGAAAGGATAGTTCACAAAGTTTGGCTTCTTTGCTAGGTTTTGAGCAATTTCATAAAAGCAAAGACCAATATAATCAGATACTGGTGGAGTGGGGTCACCTTGCTGCTGCGCTTCATTTACCTTCTTCTTCCACTGAATCATCTCATCATAAAATTTCTTGTTATCAATATAGTGATTCTTATTCTTCTTTGGCTTGACTATATTGTTTAATTCTTCCTGAGTTAATTCTATATTTTCTATCGAATCTTTGTCTTTCTTTTTTCTTGGCATAATATACTCCTTTTGAATCCGCATTGTAGCCGATAACTGGCTGAATGCAAATTAAAAGTTTCAGTAGGAAGAATCTACGAAGATTTCTCTTGACAGAAAAAAACTGCTCGTTATAATGACTGTGTTGGTATCATCCATGATCCTATTAGAGTAGATCATGAGGATCAGTAGGCCAGTCTGTGTATTTGTTTCCCCAGGTTGGATCTGTCTTGTCTTTTGGATTACTTAATTTCTTTGCCTTTTTCTTTCTTTTGGGGGATGGTTTTATAGGATTTATTTCATCTGTAAAACCATTAAGCATCTGATCAAGTATTTCGTGGGGTAATGAAAGAATATCTTCTGGAATAATCTCAGAATCTTCAAGTTTAATTGGTTGATTTAGAACATCTTGCTTCTTTTTTTCAACCTCATAAAAATTTGTCATATCCTCATTTGGATTTAATATTGTTGCTATGTAATCCATAGGCAATTCAACTACAGTATCCTTTGAAAATTCATTGTAATTCTTGAAAACCAAAAGATCACTATTATATGAATTCTTGTGGTCAAGAACAGTAACTACTCTATAATACATTGGTCTGTCTAAAACTATAGTTTTGTAATCTGTGATAGATTTGAGATCTGCTATCAAGGATTCCCCGGAACGCAATTTGATCAGTTTATAGTTTTCCATTAACTCTCCTTTACTGGAACTACAATTTTTCTATGCTCAAACTTCTCAGACTCATAGATCTTGATTCTTTCCACAAAATGACGAAGAGTATGATTCTGATAGGATTTCCAAGAAAGATCATCTGCAATATCGTAAAGTCTGGCTTTTTCCTTAAATTCAGACTTTCTCAATTGCCTTCCTATCGATTGCAAGACTCGTATCCTGCTCTTTGAAGGAGAGGAGAACACTATATTATGTAGTCTTTTGATGGAGATGCCAGTAGAGAACGTGCCATAGGATGCAATGATAATTGCATTCTCTTCTTTTTCTACGATTTTTCTTATCTTCTCTCTATCATCTACATCTGTTCCACCATATACAAAAAATACTTTTTTATTTTTATCTTTCATCATTTCATATAATACTTTGCCATGTTTTTCAACAAATTGAAACAATACTAGAGTATTCCCTTTTAATGACAATGAAAGATTTGTTATAAATTGATTTCTTTTTTCATTTAATACTAACCACTCTATTTCCTCTGCATATTTTGCTTTCTTCATTGTATTGCAGATCTCAGCGGGATATTTCAATACTATACAATCAATTGAAAGATTTGAAAGAACTTTTTGGTCTATAAGTTCTTTTGTTGATGTTACTTTTCTGACCCTACCAAAAAGACCTTCGATTACTAGTTTGTGTGTAAAAGAACCATCTAGTGTGCCCGTTGTTCCGATTCTATATGGGCAGTCTTTCAACTTTGTTAAAATTGAGGTAAGTGATTTGCTTTTAAATAAATGGCACTCATCACCGAATACACATTCAAATTGCTCAAAATACGAATTTGGAAGTTTATAGATGCTTTGCCAGGTGGAAATAGTAATTCTTTTATTTGAATTTTTATCTTCTCCACCGAATATCTTATGAACAAAGTTTCTAGGCTTCCATTCTGTCTTTCCGGAATAATCTGCAAAGTCAGAATACATTTGCGAAACTAGTGAGATTGTTGGAACAATAATAAGTATTTTCTTGTCTTTTGGTATTAAATTTAAAATATAACGACAAAGAATATAAATTATCAAGCTTTTTCCAGAACCCGTTGGAGATAAAAGTAATGCACGTTTTTCCTTCAAAGCGTGGTTTATGGCATCTAATTGATAATCGTATGGTTTAACTGATTTTCCTGATATTGTTATATTAAGATGCTCTACAAATTTGTTTAATTCGACAGGAATATCAATTTCTTCTTTTACGTTAATCTCATAAGAATATGACCTGTCTTTTGCAAATTGAATTACATAATCAAGAAGTCCCGCATATATTTCTTGAGTGTAGATATTGTATAATTTTATTTTTCCATCCCAGTATTTGTTTCTAAATGCTGGCATGTATTTATGGCCCGGTACACTAAATGTAAAGAAATCTGAAAGTTCCTTTGCGATGGATTTTTCGCAAGATACTTTTATGAATACTGAATTTACTGTATCAATAGTCAGATCCATCACACTACGCCATTTATGAATCTTCTCCAAGCTATAGCATCACGAATGTGAAATTGACGATTGGAGATTAGTTTTAATATAGATTCCAAGTAATCTACTTTCTCTTGAATAAGGAATATCTTAGAATCTATTTCCTGCAGATCCTTATCAGATTCTAGATATAGATCGACATCTTGCCTTAGAATCTTGTGATCGAATGGTTCCCACTTATTGACATCCAGATCCTCTTTGGATATTCTGCCTGTATAATATTCCCATTTTAACTTGAACAAATTGGATTTTATTTTCTTCTGAACATGCAAATTTCTTTTTTCATTGTAATAAAAATTCAAATATTTGCCATGAAGTTGGGGAACCTTCAGAGATTCAATATCCAATTTTGATTCGTCAAATTTTAAATCTTCTTCTACCATTTCACGGTACGTTTCAATATTCATAATATAAACCTATAAAGTTCAAGATACAGATTCAAGTGACTTATCTATGTATTCTACTGTATACCCTGTATAATTGAAAGATGCTTGTGATATAATCGGATTAATATCTGTGACTGTTGTTGTTAAAGATAGATCTCCAAGATCTGTAGGAAAACAATTAATAAAGTCAACTTTAATAAATGGTTTTGAAACACTGTTTAATAGTATTAATGTTGCATCAGAAAACACTTCTTTGTAATTTGTTATTCCTGAAAAATCTCTAGTTGGTGGAATTTTCGTGATCCAATTAAAAATCTCCATCCAATTTTTCATATCTTCGGACACAGGAAATCCAATATCAAAAGTATTGTATTCTATTTTTGTTCCAGGAATTCTTATTGGAGTTGCAAATGGAGAAGGTTGCGTTGTACTACCAAACGAAATAGATGGCAGTTTGATTGATTGACAAAAATAAACTATGTTTGGAATTCTATGAAAAACCAAACGAAATTCATTTGGCTGAAGAAAATTTGTATTTTTCTTAGCCTGAATAGCATTTTCTAAAATTCTTTGACTAAATGGAACCATAGAATTTCTCCATAGTATCTATGAAAAGAAAAAGGGAGAGGTTTCCCTCTCCCTTTTCGGATGAACTATTTGATTCTATCAGCCACCGTATGATGCATCGTTTCCGTGGAGGTTCTTGACCTTGAAGACACGATAGTAGTGGTTGAGTCTGCGTCCGAGTGTCATGCCATCGGGCTTCTTTGTGGAGTCCATTACGAATGGATTGGAAACCATTCCGTAACGAGTCTTGAAGCCGATCTTTGGTTGGAATGAACCAGGATCGATTGCACGAACCATTTGTAGAGGTACGTATGGGCAGTAGAAGATACCAGCATCGTATGGGCTTGTTCCCTTGTAACCAACGCAAACGAAGTTGATTGGTGCAAAGGTTTGAATTGATGTTGGCATTGAGTAAGGATCGATGTAGACCTTAATCTTACCGCCACCGATTGTACCAGCAAGTGTGTTGCCGTTTACATCTGTGTTCATGTCAGGACGGAAAGCAGCCTCTGTGTTGAGGATTCCGCTCATTGAGAGAGCAGAGACAACATCAGGAGAGCAGACGATGAAGTTTCCGCGACCGCGACGTGTTTCTGCACCGATTACGTTGCATTCACGTTCGATTTGGAATTGAAGACCACGGAACTTCTCTGCTGACCAACGACCGTCAGAGTCGAGTTCTAGATCATATACACCACCGCCAGCGTTGCTGTTTAGACCTTGACCAGAAGACTTGCCTGTGAGATCTGCTTGTTGGCAACCAAGACGAGCTACGTCGTAGAT